TCTGGTTTTCCTATTGAATCGCCTGATACGAATGCCGCACCCTCTGCTTTTGCAAACTGCTCTGTAAATTCAGAGTTCATTTCTGCTTCTAAATTGAAAACTGAATCTTCTAGTTCCATTTCAGAAATATCTACTAAAGCATACATTTCATGTGCCGCAATCTCATCTAAACCAACTGTGTAACCAGTAGTTTCGCTTCTTGTACCTTGTTCAGCAACCCATTGTGCAGTGAACTCTCCAGTTCTTTTAGGAACTTGGATACTTCTTTGCGATGTGCTTCTGATTCTAGCAATTGATCTAATTGGAGAATATTCAACTATTCCTTTAATTAGTTCTCTTACATATTCAGGTGGAGCAAGGTAACCAGCTGTTGAATCGTTTCCAACAGTTAATACTTTTACTTCATCTGGAGATAGGTTTTCTTTACCTTTTCTTAACCATTTGTCAAAAACTTGAACTTGTTTTGATTCTACTTTTGAATCATTTGCAAATCCTGGTCTTGATATAATAGTTTCTAATTTAGCCATTGATTCTTGGGCTTGCTTTTGTGCTTCAGCTTGTGCTTTCATACTTACTTCCAAATCAGCAAATTTATCCATATCTTTTTCGATTTTAGATAGCTTTGCTTCTGTTACTGGATCAGCAGTACCTTTAGCTTCAACTTGTGCAAGTCTTTCGTCATTTGCTTCTTTGAAAGACTCAAAAGTTTTTCCAAGAGTTTCAACAGCAGTTTTTACTTCATTGTTGTCCATAATTGTCCTTTTGGTTTTATTGTTTAATTATATTAGCAACTTTATTTATTAAGTCAGCTAATTGTTTATTGTCATCTCCAGCATCTCGCTGTGATAAAGATTCCGATAATGCTTTCGCACCAATCTTCGCCTCTGTCCGAGAAAGACCTCCTGCCTCACGCAAGATTTTCTCCCACTCTCGAATATTTTTAGCATTCCCTTTTACAGTTTCTATTAAAGCACTTTCATTCATTGGGAAAGTTACTAAACTGATTTCCATAAGGTCAACTTCTTTAAGAGTTCTTACTCCTCTTTTATTTTCGTTGTACCCTTGTTTTTCGGGATCTGCTCTAAATCCTATTGACATACCATCTAATGCACCCATTTTTAAAAGTTCATATGCTTCACGACCTTTTTGAGTTCCCATAGCTAGTTGTCCTTTAACAAATAAACCTTTATTATCTTCGTAAATTTCTGTAAAGACTCCAATAGGCTCATCTGTTTTATGTTGGTATAACATTTTAACTTTGCTTACTGGTCTATTCACTAATGATTTAGTAAATGCACCTTTTTGCATTATGTCATTACCTTGATCTTCATTTCCAAATATAGAACCATAACCAGTAAATATTCCTTTATTATTTTCTGCTTTGATTTCTGATTCAAAAACTATTTTTTTTAATTCTGTATCGCATTGGCAGATGCCATCATCTTGACATACACAAACACTTTTCATAGGTTTTTTCTTTTTAGGTTTATGATATTTATCTTCTTCTTCATCATTACCATAACCTTTGCTAATTGCTTCTTCGTAAGACTCATGAGTATTACATGGCATGTAAATAGTTTTGCCATCTTTATCCATACTATGTGTTCCTACACAACCTATTTCTTTTGCTTTATCTCTAGCATCATCTTGATTATCAAACTGATCTTCTGCTCTTGCTACTTTTTGCATATCAGTTTCTTCCATTTCAGGTTTTTTTGCTTTAGACGAGATAACATCTGTCAAAGATTTTATAGCTTCGCCCATTTTTTCAATATCGTTCATTGAATATTTCTCCTTTGTTTTATTTTTATATTGAGAATTACATACAGCTAATCTTTGTTCTGTTGTTGGAAATTCAGAAGTAGTCTTGTCATCTGACATACATCTACTTATAAAATCCTCTCTCGTTTCTTTATCTTTTGGTTTTACTAATGGCATTATTTACCCTTAATTTTTTTCATAACCTTTTTGCAACAGTTATCAAACCATTTATATTTGTCGTTCAGTCTGCATAACGCAATACCGATTATTATTCCTATTATTATTTCCATTTTTTTCTCCTATAAAAAATCAGGTGTAATATAAATTGATGCACACCTGCAGTTAATTGTATTTCCAGCAGAACCTCTAGGATCGCCTGGATATTTTAATCTTTCTCCACCTACAACAAAAAATTCTTCTAAAGCAACTCTTTGTCCTGAAGCGATAGAATGTGATACTCTAGTACGAGCATCTTGAATAGCTACCCATTCTTTAACAGTACCATCTATTTTCATATTTTCAGCAACTGCTTCATTTGCAAAACCTGCAACTCTATGTACTTCTGTTCTTGATATAAGGTTTGCTCTATACACACCCATACCAATAACTGTATTTCTTAAAGCTACTCCAGTAGCCTCTACTGATAGTCCATCATTATAAGAGTTATCAATTACTTTTGCTAATCTTTTTCTAGTTGTTTCGTCTATATCAGCAACCCAAACACCAGTGTTATAATCTATAAATTCTGATAATTGTTTTTCAAAGTCATCATCAAAATCTTTAGAAAAAAATCTTCCTAAAGCATAATCTTTAAAAGCATAAGCAACACTTCTATAAAGTGTAGTTAAAATAAGTTTTAATTTATCTGCTTGTTTTCTTAACTCCATATCCAACATGATTTGACTTCTTGTTTGATATGCTATCTCAATTTTGTTTGCAAACTCTTTAAAGTATCTATTTAACACTTTGTAATATTGTCTTCTATAAGGTGTTCTTAATCTTTCTTGTTGATACCAAGTTCTTTCTCTAACACCTTTAAACAATTTTAATTGTTTGCGATTGAAAAACATTTTATTTATTCTCCATTATTTTTTATTAAATATTTAACTACTGTTCCTGCTGGGTTAAAATCCATTTTACCAACTGAAACACAACCATTCATAGAAATTAGAAATAAGATTAGAATTATTCTAATGTAATGTTCTATTGTCCACTCCATAATAATTTTCTTCAAGTTCAGCAATATTGTCAAGAATAGTTTCAGCATCAAAGTCAATACTCTTTGTCATACAAATATAAGAAGTATAATGCGCAGCTTCTTCTTTTGATTTAAACTTTCCTATTCTTATTACTACTTCACACTCATCTTTATTTTTTAGTTTCTCTATAAATAATTTTGTTTGTTTTATTGCACTCATGTTGCTAGTGGGTGTCCACTTGGTAATAAATCCAAATCAAATTTACCACCTCTAAATTTACCTGTTCTTACTGCAAATAAAAAAGCATTTACTCTAGCATAAGCCCACTGTTCTTCACTCGTAACACTTGGTCTAACACTTCCAGGATTAGTTCTGTAAGCACCTATACCTCTTTTAAATACTGATGATAACATTCCAAGAGTAACTTTCTTACCTGCTTTATCTCCATACTTCTCATTATGTTCTTCAACTTTATTTTTTAATCCCTCTTTAACTGCCGCAGTAACTTGTTTTTCTTCTATCTCATCTTCTAAAAATTTATTCTTTTCTTTTTCTAATTGATTTCTAACTTTTGTACTCCAACTAAATCCAGCATCTCCACCCCAAAGTGCCCATGCTATTCTACCATTTGATGGATAACCTTTTTCTCCTACTCTAAATCCTTCTGCTGCTTTATCACTTTCATGTCTGCTAAAAAAACTAAACATTCTTCTAACAGTACTAGGAGATAATTTTTCTTTAGCAATAATTTGACTTGCTCTAGTTGCACCTATTCTAGTACCACCTCTGTTAAATTCTTTTCTCCAAGCAATACCTTTTTTAGCTTCTACAACCATAGAATCAGTAGGTGTTGTATTTATGTCACTAATTGCTTTTATAATATCATCTATATCTGAATCTTCATTTTCAATTAATTCTTCTGGTACGACTTCTTCTGGAATATCTTCGCTAATATTTTCTTCTGTCATATCATCAGCTAAATTAAGTGGCATTAAATTTGCTTGTACTAATAAACTATCAGCACCCTCAATTGGTTCATAACCTAACTGTTCTCTTGCTTCATTACGAGTTAAGATACCATCTTTAACACCTGCACTAACAGATTCAAAAACTCTTTTTCTTTGTTCTGCCATAGCTGGAATAGAATCAATATCATATCTTAATTCTAAACCCTGCTCATTGAACATAGGAACTAACCATTCATTCATATCGCCCTGTATTCTGTCAAGCAAAGGAATAATAGTTTCATTATATAAAGCAAGTTTTGCTTCTGCAAAATTAGAATAAGTTTGTGAATCAGGAATACCTATAAGCTGACTTGGTACTCCATAAACTAAAGCAATATCTTTTGCTGACATATTTTTTAATTGTATAAAATCCATGTCTTTAGGAGAAAGACCCATTTCTTTCCAATCAAAATCTCCCTCTAA